GATTAAAGGCTGATGTGCCGCTAGTAGCCATTAAGCGTAAGCCCTCTTCCTCTTAACCATCTTTTTGGTCTTCTTTTTGGTTTTCTTTTTCTTTTTCTTTTTCTTTGCCATCGCTATAGCAGCAGCCCTTCTACCCGCTGGGGTATATGGAAATTCCTTACCATCAACTTTAGGCATTACGATTTATCCTTTTGTAAGCGATCACTTCAGAGAATGCGCAAGCTCTTCTTTTATGGTCGGGAGGCAAGAAGCCGCTCGAATTTCTCCTCCAGACGGTCAAACCGTTTCATCAATTCTTTCATATCCTGATGAAGATCGTCTTTAGTTACATAAGATTTGGCAATATCTTCCCGCGTATCTGAAACATAGCTTCTCAATACATTAATTTGCACAGTGATACCGCGCATCCACCATACAAACGAACCAATTGCCACGCTTAGAACTAAATTCCATATGAAAGTAGCGTCAGAGGGAATCATCGCATCTACGCATAGTGTTTTGTTGCGCGAATAACCACCAAATAGGAATCGCCTGAAGTCGCCGCTGAAGCACCGCCGACAGTGGAAAGGGTTACGTCCCCTGTCGGGCTTGTACCATACTGACGCAAGCCACCTACAGAACTGAAATCATGGTGCGTCCGGCCCTGGTCTAGGGGAATCGCCACCGTATCGGTATCAGCATCGTTCTTTAAGATAATACCGCTGTCAAATCCATTTACCTGCGCCCAGATTTCCTGAATTGCCACGCCGTCACAGGCGTTTCCACTGTTATCAGACCCGAGGGCAGAGACATCAATCTTAACTACATTTGCCTCCCCCGAGCCATCAGACAAGGAAGTAAGCTGAACCACCAAATCTTTCTCGCCGTCCTGAATTGTTGTAACCGCCACTGCATCTGCCATAATATTCTCCTATTAGGATGGGGGGGGGGCGAAGCCCCCCCGTCCCATTACTCAAGTTTAACTATCCGCGAAAGGAGTTGCGATTGTTCCAGAACCAATTAGAACGCCCTGAACAAGATATTCATTGTCAGCAAGGGCAGTAATCTCAAGGTAAGAAAACTTGTCTCCACCCAGCGTTGAGCCATTCATAGAAATCACATCATTCGATGCGGCGGGTATAAAAACTTTATAAGTGCTGTCCGTTATACCAATAGCTAAAGAGCCAAGGAATTTATCAGTGCCGTCTGTTTTAATATCCAGATCAGTGGCATCTGTTCCAATGAAGAATCTGTAAACAGCCCCAAGGTGATTGTTTACATTGGGATCATCTGGTCCAGCAGAAGCACTATTGGAATCAGTTTTGATGGTTGGTAGCGTTACCGCGCCATCAGCATCGTTTATTTCCATGATACGACCAGCGTGGTCGTCAAATGTAAGGGTTGTTTCAGCAGTGATATTAATAACTGCATCTGGGCCAGCCGTAATAAATCCGCGTCTGGAACGGACTGGGCCAGAAAAAGTCGATTTAGCCATAATATAATATCCCTCTTACGAAAGGTTTCGCCCTAGAGTCTTCGTAGCGTCTGCTGGGCCAGCCGCTAGGGCTGTTCTATCCCAGTACAATAAGTGGGGGCCTGCGATCCCCCTTACTACGGCGGCGGTCTAATGTTTGATGATGCATCCTTTAGACACTTCCCCGTGGCTTACCTTTGATTAGGCCCAGTCGCTATCTGGGCATCACCGCACAAAGGTCTAAGAAAAAGGGAGGGGCATCGCCCCTCCCTCTCTTTACCTTACGAAGCGCCAGGAGAACCAAACACACCAAGCGGATCGGAAACGCCAAACGAATAGCGTTCACGGGCCTTGTACCTCACATTTCCGGTATTAAAATCTCCGTCCATTGAGGTGTTCATCGATGCCCTCTCAAAGTGCTTCAGGCCGTTCGGAACATCGGTGATCATCATCCACGCATTGGTATCCGTGAGATAATGGTTAACCCGATAACCTTCAGGAATCGTTCCATTATTCCTGATGGCATTGATGTCGTTGTCCGCAGTCGCTGGACGCAGATCGCTATCCAGAATGCGGGTTGCCACAAACATCAAATCCGGCGGAACAATCAACCGACGCGGACGAGCCGCAATCAGAAGACCCCGTTGGTCCGTCCACTTGGCAATTTGAATGACAGCCGCCTCAAGGGAGGTCTCATTCAAATCAGCCGCCGTGGAGGGCGTGTTGGAGTTCGTGCCGCCAGACACGAGAGGATGCGCGGTATTGAAAAGCGTTACACCATCGCCCGACTGGTATGACCCAGAAGGCATACCGTTATTCAGGGGATTAGCAGCTTTAACCTGCTTGGTGTACGCCATCGCACGAGCAAGTGCCTTGGTATAACGGGCACTGAGGCTGTCATAGAGGTTGTCCTCCATCGCTTCCTCAGTGATCGCAAAACCCATTGCAATCGTCTCGTGGCTATACCGTGCAGTATAGCTCTCCTGCGCGTTGTCATACGAGACTGCGGAACCCTCGTTTTTGACGGGGGCCGCATCGAAACCACTCAAGGCAACTTCTTCTTCAAAGCTACGCTCGGATGATTCCGTCTCGTACAGTTCCTTATGCTCGTCTTCATACTTGGCATACTCTATGCCAAAGAGAGCATTTATACCTGGCAGGAGTTCTTTTAGCATTTGCGCTCTTGAAATAGCCATTGCTCAAATACCTCCTATATGCCGGTCGTATCTTGCCATTGATGAGAAGCGCAGGAGTCGCCGGTAGCGTCTCCACCAGAATTGAACTTGCAGAGAATATCCGTGAAGGAGTCTCCGACAGAACTATTCGGGCCATCAACAAAGCCAATGATAAGAACAGGTAAGGTCTTAGTCGTCGCTATCGTAGAAGAATCGATAGCATTTTTACTATGACCGATTGTAGTTGAACCAGCCGTTTGAACGACCGCGACATTGTTACCAAGAGCAGTTTGAGCGAGAGTCGCATCTCCCTGCGCTTGAAAAACAACATTCGGGTCATCAACAACATACGCTTTGATATCAGTTGCAGTCGTGGAAGCTGTCCACATCTGAGAGTATGTCGGCTGACTTGAATTGGGATCAGTATAACTGCACCCAACAAAAATCCCCACGGGAGTCATTGTCGTCGTGCCGCTGTCTTTTTCAACAGTACCAGCCGCGACAACTCTGACCACATCCCCGTAGAAAATCGAAGTTCCATACGAATTGGTAACTTTCATATGACGGACTGAATCGCTCCAGCTACCACCACCCAAAAGACCAACCGGACGAAACCCATGTGGCGTTGCACTTGTCGCCATATCGTTTTCCTCCTAAAGGATTGAGTTAAAACCAAACAGAGGTGTTACTCAGGTTTCACACCCCCGCCGAAAGACACCCGTGTGCGAGACTCATTGAGTTTCGGCATACGAGGATCATTGTCCCTCATATAGTTTTGATCAACAGATTCCGTTTGTCTCTTTGACATCTCGGCATAATACGCCTGCCTGCCACGAACATTTTCTATGCTTGTTTTGCATAAAAGAAGCCCACCAACTTCAACATTTCCCTCGAACGTCGTTCCCCTATCCGAAGCAATCATTAATTCTGGATGATCTTCTGCTCGCACTGGTTCCCATCCTTCACGAAAACGCTTGGATACATTCACTGCATCCTGCGTCCCCATTGTAGATGTCCTAATCCACCGAAAGACATAACCGTCCTGCGGTATTGGATCAGGTAGAACTTGAGGTGGCTCCCACGCCTTTACTGACTCGGAAGACTCACGGTTTTCTGTTTCTCTTGGTTTGCGCTCAGTTGCCTTAGTTTCAGCCATTGGTCATCTCCTTCACGACTTGTGCCGCATACTGTTGAGGCGTTACTCCCAGTTTCTTGGCGAGGGAAATCTGAGAAGCAGTCAACTCCACTTTGCGCGTTGCTCCACCACCCCTTTTAGCTGATGCAACAACGGAGGTTCTTCGAGAAGATGGAGTATCACTGCTTTGATTAGTCTTCTCGAAATATTGAGGAAATGTTTCCTTTAAAGCCTTGTTAATTGTTTCAAAATAAGCGGGATTAGTTCTTGGATCAACACCCTTACTTGTCAGTTCCTGATGTAAACCAACCGCAAATCCACTCATCCGTTCATAACCAGGCTTCTGAAACCAGGGGTTATCCCTAAGCCATTGAACCGTTCGTGCGTCAGGCGGCGGCGCGGGCTGATATTGTTGCGCCTGCTGCGGAATCTGCTGCTGAATCTCGTCAGGCAACGGAGCGGCATACATATACTGCTGCTTTTCCGCATGTAACCGCGACAAATTTGATTGCGCGTCTACAATCGCATCCGCGTCACCGCTTTCATGCGCCTCGCGATATCTTTGCTTGGCTGTATCAATTTCAGCATCTGTCTTCGCAGAAACCTGACTATAGAGAAGTTTACTTTGATCAGATAACTGCTGTCTTAAATTGGTATTTTCCCCTTGAATTGACTGGGCATATTTAACTGCCTCAGCATTTTCACGGGCAGCCCTCTCCTTCTCCCTGCGCTCTTCATTCCATTCATAGCGTAATTTATCTATACGCTTTTGAATGCGCGGAGAAAGATCGGGAAGTTCTTCTTCATCTTCCGTGGCCTCTGCATCTTTTGATGGGCGACCAGCGTCTTCTGGAGGCGTATCATCTACAACGACGACCTCAAAATCATCTTCGGCTGCTTCCTGAACAGCTACCGCCTGTTCCAATTCTTCACTCAAATTCTCTTTTTCCGGCATTGTCATACTCTTACCACTCCTCTCGGATCATCAACAATAGCGCGCACGCAATCATCGTTTATCAAACGAAACTCGGTTTTATGGATTACCATCCGAAACCCTGTGTAGGGCTGCATAACTATCCAGTCCCCTTTCTTACAATAGGGTCCAGAGGGAAATCTGGTTTCGTCTTTATAGGCATCGGGGCCAATAGCCAAAACCATTCCAGTAATGCCAGCAGCTTCTTCCCTCTGTTTGGAGGAATCTGGCATATAAACACCGCCGTCCGTCGTTTCCTTCGATTCTGGTAGAGCAATCAATAGTTGATACCCGACAGGCTCGGGAAGCTGGGTTGGCTTCCGATGCTCATCGAGATCAACAACGGTTTCTTTAACCATTGTCTTCTCCTGCACGTTTTTTACCTTGGGGGGCGGGGATCAACGGTTCCCCTGCACGCGATTAGGATATCGCGGATACCTGCATGTTCATGTGTTTCACATGAAACAAGATTAGTCTTCTTCGTTCTCCATTCGGGCCTTGGCTTCCAGCAAATCCAAAAGCTCGCGCTCTGCGATTGCCAAGCCTTCTATGATCCCGACCATCTTTTTATATTCTTCAAAACTTTGCGCGCCGCCGCCCGAAATAACATCTGCCATTTCATTCATCTGGTTTCGCAGGGCACGGCGATAAACATCAACTAAAGATTCTTCAGCCAATCTTTATTCTCCTGGTGGGGGTTTGGAGAGGCGGTCATCCTCTTCTATATCAACAAAGGCGCGCGCTACCTCAGCCGCTAGTTTCGCTTTTTCCAAAGTTATTTTTTCAGTCGCACTTGCCTCTTTCAAGCCCGCCTCACGCTGCGATTTCGCAATATCAACACCAAGACGGGCACCCTCAAGCTCGGCCTGTGTTGCAGTACGCTGTTGCGCAACTTCCTGACTGGAAGAGGCTTTTGCTGTATCCAGAGCCAGCCTTGCCCGATCAGTCTCGGCTTTGAGTTTCATCCTCGCCTGATCGGTCTGAGCCTTGCGTTGAATATCCATTTCCTCCAGTTGCAATTCCTTCTGCTGCATCTGGATAATCGGGTCTTGCATCTGCTGTTGTATTTTCTGCTGCTGCGCTTCGGCAATATCCTTATTGAGCAGCCTTTCCGCAGCTTCGGCAATGAGGCCAGACAACTGAAACTCGACATCTTCCGGCAACACCTGGCCTGGAGGCGGCAACTCAACACCCAACTGCTTCTCAATTTCCCTGCGGTATTTAAAGCCGAGATGCTCCTGCACATGCGCAGCCATCGAAGATGAGATGGTTACTGCCATCGGAGATTTGGATACAAGCTGCTTGATTTGGGGGTCTTCAAGCGCAGCCATATGCACTCTGATATGCGATTCATGGTCTTGAAAAATAAATGCCTTCAGCGGCTTGCTGTTCAAGACATCCATATTCTCACTAACGGGATCGCGCGGCTTGTGGTCTTCCGACATCGGGATGATTTTATCCGCATCCTGTATGCCAAGGACATTCAGCATCTGCCGATGAAGCTCCGGTAGGTCGTACATCTGCGGAGCAGCCTGGGAAAGCTGCAATGCCGCCTGATATTGCATGATCCTCTGCGACATTGTTGCCGCATTCGGGTCACTGACAGGGGTAATGTCAACTTTGTTGTTGAAATCTTCGGCTTTTATAGCCCGTGATTCATCATCCACATCATATTCATAACGGTCAGGAGCATAATCCCTAACAATATTAGCAATAAGGACAAATTCACGCCGCATCGCCTCGTGTAATCTCGCTTGAATCGCGCTCATTACCTTCATCGAGCGTTCGATCAAGGCGAGTGTTGTCCCAACCGGCGCATCCTGCTTCATATCAGCAAGTTTCAGGTCGGTAACAGACGCAAACCTTCTGCC